ATGCGATGCGCCATCGACCTCGAATCCCGCCTGATCAAAACCGCTGAGCTGTACGCCCCGGGCCGCAAGGGCTCCGATGCCGTTACGTGGATCCTCGATGACTATCCGCGACTGGTCGCCGAGATCCGCGAGCTCAGAAAGCGAGTCGCCCAGCTCGACGACGAAGGTGCCCAGCTCGATGCCGTCCTGCAGGAGTTGCGGCAGATCGCTGAGCGAATCAACCTGCTCTGACCTGTCCTGCTGGCCTCGACCTCGCCGCTCGCGGCGATTAGTCGCCTGCATGGCCTCCTGTCGTGCCTCATAGCGCCTGCGACGATACCCCCGAAGGGGCCGCAACCATCGACCCACAAAAAAAGCCCCCAGCGGCCTATACGGCCCTCAGGAGGCTTCTCGCGATCTTCGTCCCACTGTCCCGCCACCAACTCAACCCGCGCCCCGATCTGCCCAAATGGAACAGCTCCGGGCGTCTCTCTGCCGCTCTCCCAAGACCCTCAGCACCGCCTCTGGTCAGGTCACGATAGTTGCTCGGTTTCAGCAGCGCTTTTCAGCTGTCGGCGGTGGGGGTGCTGTTACACCCCCACTTTACCGAAGAGTTCTTCGGTTTATCCCTTCTTGCACTCACTCTGAATCATGTCTGGAAGGCCCTTGCTGAGCATGAATATCTCTGCTGCTGCCTCACCTGCTTTCTCACAGTCCGCTTTGGATGAAAAGCCTTTAACTTCAATGACTTGTGCAGTTTTCTCGGCCTGTTTCACTGTGGTCCCAGAGTACATCGTAAGCACTAGCAGCCATGCGCTCACTTGATTGCTTCCTGCTCGAATCCGAACAGCACGCCTTTCAGTGCTATTCGTGCTTGGTTTCTGATAGCGGCTGGCAGCTGGTCGAATCGCTTTAAGATGGGCCTCAAGTCCTCGGATACCGTCATCTCCGATTCATCCAGCAGCAGCTCATCAGTAGTAACACCCAGCACACGAGCAAGCTCCACTACCTTGTCAGCTGACGGCATCGCGGCACCCGCCTCGTATGACGTGTAGCTTGATTTGGCTATGCCAGCAGCCCCCCAAACCTCGGGCTGTGTAAGGCCCTTCGCCTTCCTGAATCTCTTCAGGTTCGCGCTCAGCGTCATGGCTCTCTCGCTCTGGCTCTTCATCATGTCCAGATCGTAAATACTGTTCACCCGTACAGTTCCGTTATTCCGGTATTTTAGTGCTTGCATGTCGTCATGCTCCGTGGTTAGCATACTGGCATTCGAGTGCCGTTATTCCGGTATTGACAGGGAATCGTGATGTTTATCGATTGGTTGACAGTTTCTCAGGAGCATTCGCACGACCTGCCGGTCGTTTGCGATGTCTTCACGCTCACCATCGATGCGAACACGAACGAAGTTCTTTCGACCCGCCAGCCTCGCTTCAAACATGAGGCTAGTTACTCGACCTCCGTCACGATCCACGTTCAGGGGCGGAAAATTCGAGTCGAGGGCAATCCAAGCCGGGTAGGGCGCCTGGACAACCTGTTCGGCTTCTCGACCGTCGAGCAGTGCGTTTCGGTCTACAACCAGCTTCTGGCCGAGTACGGTTTGCCGGGTTTCACCCGCTGCACCCGCGTTGATCTTCGTGACGGTGCTTCCGGCTCCAAGTCGGGCGACCGCGTTGCAGACGGCGCCAAGATCGAGCGGATCGACTTGACCACGAACGTATCGGTAGGAGAGGGCAACGTCCTCGCTTATCTGCGCGGTGTTTCTTCCCAGCGCATCGGGCACAGCATCGGGTTTCTCTATCCCAACGGCCGAACTGTCACGTGGACCCCTAAGGGCAACGGCAAAGGCGGGCGCCTTCAGTACCGCAAGGGCTATGACAAAGCCTTTGAGCTTGACCAGAACCTCATTCCCAAAATTAAGCGCCTCTACGGCGATCAATCACCCGAGTTCCTGTATGTGCAGCGCGTCCGCGACTACTGCGCCCTTCACGGCGTGGTTCGGATGGAGCAGGAGCTGAAGAACGAATTTTTGCAGCGCGAATGCTTGGCCTATTGGGGCCTGTTTGACGAACGGCGTTTTGCCGAACTCCACGATGAGTTTTTACAGATTGATAGCCGATTGAAGGTTACCGCCATGGACATGATGACTATTGCAGACAAGCTGATCGAGGAGGGCGTTTGTAAGGGCCGCGCCTCCGCTAATGCCACTGCCGCCCATGCACACCTCTGGATGCATGGCCAGCCGCACAACGTCTCTCAGCGTGCTTTCGAGACCCATGCCGCTCGCCTCAACCGCATCGGCATCAACATCCGCAACGCCTGCGATACCTCCCGCTTCGCGCCCGTCTTCGTCCGTCAGGCGCGCGAGATTACCAAGTCGACCGTGCTGGCAATCCCGAGTTGGTATCAGCGCCCGAATCATCTGGCGGTGGCCGCATGACGCTCTCGTACCTTGCCGATCTGCCGCTTCTCGAAGGCGCCGAGCACTCTTGCCCGCGCTGCCAAGGTGTTCAGACCGCTGATGACATTCTCGAAATCACCGTCACCGAGACCCGCGAAATCCAATGGGGCTGCTGCTTTTGCGGTGCGTTCAGTCCCGTCCATGAATGGGAGGTCTGCGTCTGATGATCGCTGCGACCCTCTCCCTGCTGGCCACCCTCGCGGGCGGTGTCATCGCGCTCTACTTCGTGCGCTTGGAGTTCCGCCCATGATCCAGATGACCGAAAGCAAGCCGGGGGAGGGCATGACCCTGCGCACCGTCAGCTTCCAAGGCACCCAGCTCACCAGCGGCCAGCGCCGCCGTCTTCAAGAGCAACAGCAGGCCCGGGCCTTCGTAAACCCGATCCTGCAACAGCAAGTAAACGAAACCCTGGCAGCGCTCGAAGCTCGCCAGTCCGAGGGCATCAAGCCCGAACGCCAATGGTTCTTGGAACGCCAAGAGCGTGGCACTCCCTGCGTTGCCGACCTGTTCGGCTTTTAAGAGGCAATACCCATGGCTATGACTATCAAGATCGAAACCACCGGCAACTTCCGTACCGGTACCGCTGCCAAGTCCGGCAAGCCCTACTGGATGGCCGAAGCCTTCGCGCACCTGCCGGGCGTCCCGTACCCGCAGAAATTCAGCTACTACGCCGCCTCTCAGCAGGAAGTGCTGCCGGTCGGTCATTACGAGTGCGACGTTTCCTGCTCGATCAAGGATGACCGTATCCACTTTGAGGTGGACCCGCGCCAAGCCCGCCGCATTGCCAACCCGGCGCCCGCTGCTGTCGCGCCTGCCAAGGTTGCCGGCTGACCATGGCGCTCTGCGTAGAACTGGTCGGCTCGACCCTCACCGCCGTTGGTGAGTATTCCGACGCCTGCCCGGGCTACGCACTTATGACCGCGCAAGAGTTCGCCAGTACGCCAACGCTGGCGGCGCTCTTCGCAGTACCGGAACCAGAGACTGTCCAGACCGCTTTCGCTGCTGGGCTGACTCTGCCGCTAATGCTCTGGCTTTCTGCTTGGGCGTTCGGTGTTGTAGTGAGTTATATCAACTCACGCACCGATGACACTGTAATCAATGAGGAGTAACAAACATGGACTTTTCCGCAATCGTAGGTGCTGTTGACGCTTCCACTATCGTGGCTGCCATTGCTGCCATTGCTGCAATCAAGGTTCTGCCCGGCGTCGCTAAATGGGGCTTCAACAAGGTCATCGGCTGGTTCCGTTAAGAAACACGCTGACGCCTCGCCGGGGGCCCCTTCGGGGGCCTTCTTCGTTTATGGGGATAAAACATGCTAGTTCAGTTCGGGCTGTTCTTTTGGGGGGCTTTATGCGCTTGGGCAATTATTTGTGGCTTCTCGCACTCCTGACTTATTCAACATTTGCAAGCGCGCAGACTTATTATTGGGCCAATATGTATGGCAATGGCGTTTTTGCTGACCCGCTTGCTGCTTGCCGAAATACACATCCCAACGTTGAATTTGTAGTAATGCTTAACGGTGGGCTTTCCGCCTCCTGTAATGTCACTGGCGGGTCTTTCGGGACAATTCATCGTCGCGGTGATAGCTGTTCCGATCCGGCTGCTCAATACAACCCTCAGACTGGAAAGTGCGAAGTCCCGGAAAACCCGTGTGCTGATAAAGCAGGCCTTGAGTCGGGATTTTCTAAGGCTGGCACCGCGCCCGATCAGTTCATGTCGATTTCTTCCGGTGGCTACGGAATTCCTCAGCGTCAAGGCTGTAAGGATGGTTGTGCTGTTGAGATTACCGACCTCCGATGCAAAACCTTCACTGCTGGTCCATATCTTTGCCGTGGTCTCATGGGCTATACCGGCCAGCAGTGTTCTACAACTGGAACCGGCAATGAGGTTGCAGAAGACGTAAGCGACTCGGTTGATCCTGAGACCGTTAAAGAAGAAAAGCCCTGCGTATATACAACCGTTGGTGACAAGCAAGTTTGTGAGTCTAAGAAAAGCGAGGAAAAAACCGGGGAGTCATGCGGCGAGGTTAATGGAGTTAGAACATGCGTTCCTAAAGCCCCGGACAAAAACGGCATTGATATTAGGACGGAGGCGACCACAAAGATAAATCCAGATGGCACTACGACCACAACTAAAACCGACACGGCAACTAGCACCACCTGTAAGGGCATAAAGAACTGCACGACTACCACTACGACCGTTACGACCACCACAACAAAGAATGCTAATGGGCAGACTACGGGCTCTAACTCAACTTGTACCGGTCCGCTTTGTCCAAATAAGTCTTCAAACCCTGACGCGGATGGGGACGGCTTCGGTGATTGTGCTACTGGCAATTGTGGCGGCGGCCTTCCCGGCGGTCCCGGCGGTTCAGAAGTTGGCGCACAAGATTGGTTTACTCCGGGTGAGGATACCTTCGGGAGTGTGCTGACCGAATTTTCGCAGAAGGTTCAGCTGCTGCCCGTAAGTGTGCAAACAACCAAGTTCCTCACGTTTAACGCTTCTGGCGCATGCCCGCGATGGAGTGTTTCAACGTGGGTCTTTGACTTCGATTTCGATCAGTTCTGCACCGGCGACATTCCGTGGTCCGCAATTGCAGCGGTCATCATCGCTGCTGCGTCTTTTCTCGCATTCCGCATCGCGTTCCTTTGAGGTGAGCAATGGAAATCTTCACGCTTGAATTCTGGAAAGGCCTTTGGGATGACTTCACCGAGTACCTTGCCGACCTGCCGATCCAGCTCCTAAAGAAGTTCCTTGATGGCGTGCTTGAGGTTCTCGGCACTATCCAGCCCCCTGATTTCATGGGCACCTCGATAAGCGATCATCTTGGCCCCACGATGGAATTCATCGGGTTTTTCCTCAGCCAGTCTGGCATCAGTCAGGCATTCGGCATTTTGCTTGCTGCCGTGCTTTTCCGCCTTGCTCGCAAGGCCATCACTCTGGGGCGTTGGTAATGGCTATTCACTTTCACGAAGGCTTGCCTGGCGCTGGCAAAAGCTACGAAGCATGCGTCTATCACATCCTGCCCGCGCTCAAGTCTGGACGTCAGGTCATTACCAACATTCGCGGTGTCAACTGGGACAAGTTCGCTGAGCTGCTGGACGAGCCTGTCGAGTATGTCCGCATGCTGCTGCTCTACATCGAGCCGGCCGAGCAGGACGGGGAGGCCGCCGACATTGAGCGCGTGAAGAACGAGTTCGCCGATCGCACGCCCGATAACGCGATGATTGTTTGGGATGAGATTCAGGACTATTTCCCAAGCGGTAATTACAAGCTGCCGCTCAATCAGCAGAAGTTCTGGACCGAGCATCGGCATCGCGGGCTTGAAATCGTCATCATGGGTCAGGACCGCGATGACGTGCACAAGATCATCCGCAGCCGGATTGAGGACATTGTTTACTTCCTCAAGCTGCAGGCTGTTGGGCGTCCAAATCAGTACAAGTGGGAGCAGCTGCAGAAGCAAGCCAAGGGCCGATTCGTCAAGATTGGTTCAGGCGTTCGAACCTATGACTCCAAGTACTTCGGTCTTTACTCGTCCGTCCGCCGTGAAGGGGTAGGGACCGGCGTTTACCAGACAGGGCGTACGAACGTCCTCAAGAACTCCAGAGCGCTTGCCATGGGCGTTCCTGCTGCCTTCGTTCTTGCCGGCTATGCCGTGTTTCACCTCATCGGTTTCTTCGGCGGTAGCGGGCCGGTTAACCCCGAACCGGCCACTAAGGTCACCGTTGCCAAGGCCGCGCCAGTCGTTTACGAGCAACCACCGGCTGGGCTCGTCAATCCGGACCCACCAACGTTGCACGTTGCCCAGTCAGCGCCAAGTGCCGACCAGGGCGAGGAGGTGCACGCCATCGACTACCTGGACAACCTCGCGCAGAAATACACCGTCAGGGCTACCGGCATTATCGACAGTCAAAAGGAAGGTAAGCGCCTCATGGGCCAGATCGAATTGCTCGACAGCTCGTATAACGTCAAGGAACGTATGTATGTCCGTGAGATTGAGGCTATGGGCTGGACCGTCACGCGAACTGGCTATGGGCTGCTGCTCGAAAAACAGGGCGTTTCCCATGTTGCCCGTACATGGCCGCTCGACCTCAAGGGCCGAGTCAACGAGCGCACGGTTAATAGCCTGTCAGGTTCCCCAAGCGGCGTGCCGCGGGGAACCGGACAGGCGTCCTCCCGGCAATCCGATCTCGTCGTCGTCGGAACCGGCAAACCCGGCCACCTGTGGTGATCCATATGCTTACTCAGCTTCTACGGCACACGCGCTGCGACCATTGTGGCGTTCGCTATTGGAACCCCGTGCAGTGGCCAGCCAAGGCCTGTCCGTTGTGCCTCAAGCCAACCTAAGGCGCTTCGCATAATGGAGATTACGCAAATGATCCTTAGCTATGAGCTGGTTGATAACCCTGGTCATGAGTACCAGGAGGAC